TTTTCTTTCCTTCTCTCCATTTTTTTACAGCTGCCACAATGTCTTGTGTTTTGCCATCATCTTCTACTGATGGGATCGCTAAATAGTCCCACTTTGCACTTTCAAAATACTTTAACATTGCTTTGTAATTTTCAGTAACATCACTTCCGCTCATCACATATACTAAGATTTTGCGTGGTGCGTTTGTATATCCAATGAGTGCTTTTTTAATTGCATCAGCATTATCTGTTGTAATGCTAGCTGGAATATCTGACGCAGTCATCACTGTAAATGGCTTGATTTCAGACTCTTCCTTAATTGCAATTGCCACAATACCTCTTGAGCCTCTTTTGATAGCATTTGTTGCTTTTTCAATAAAAGAAATATTGATTGACGGTACCCCCATCTATTGATTCCTCTCTTTCTAGTTATTACTAAAATGTATGATATCTTCTAAGTTATTATTTTCATAATTTCGAATAATAATATTCTCTATTATATCTGCATCTTCTTTTCTTGTTGTGTTATCATACCAGTTTATACTAATGGAAACTTGTAAAATATTGTGCTCTTTTCCGGCATAATCATACTCAAATTTGGTAATATTAAGTTTACGCCCTTCGCACTCAAACTTAAGCCAGAAAAGTTCTTGAAGCTCATCGACAACTCGAAGTTGGTCTGCTTCATCAACTTTTGTCTGAAAGTATGTAATCTTAAAAATAATTTCATTACTTCCATAGTTCTTTGTTTCATGTTCAAATCCTCCTGGTAGAATTTCAGTAAAAAAAGCTGGTGTTTTATAGCCATCTATAACCTCATTGCCATAAATTTTTATCTTTGAAAATTTCTCACGCAAGCAGTTATTTAATGCTCTTTTTAGTTGAGTCATTGTAATCATAGCCCATCACCTTCAAGAATTTCATTAATAAATTTTTCTGTTTCCTCTGGCATAACTGTTCGATTGAATTCTGCTGCTGTTTTTTCTGTATAAGCTTCACCAGGTCGAAATCCGCGACTCTCACCTTTGCGATTTTTCTTTTCCCATCCATTTTCGTATAAATGGTGTAATTTATGACTGTTCCAAACTTGTACAGTAATATCGCCTTCGCTTTTTGCATATGGACTATCAACTTTCCACATTTTGTTGATTCTCTTATACAAACATTTTTTCTTAGCTTCTTTGACAAAAAGACGACCAATTTTTCTAAGCCTCTTCTTGCTTTCTCTTGGATATTTAATAATAACTTGCTGCATAGATTTTTCTAGCTCATCAAGTCCATGAACCTGCACATCAATCATCTTTTAACCTCTTTTCTTTTGCAATCTGCTCTGTGCAAATTAATTCAAGAACAATATTCGCCTCATCAACATTTAAAACACTATTGATATCAAAGATTCTATTTTTGTATTTAAGTGTCATATTTGGGGCCACATTAGAGCGATATCGAATTGTCACTTTATATTGTACTGTATTCGCATTACGATAATACTCGGCCTGCTCTTTCCCACGCATCGGCTTCACTTCCGCTGGAATAGCTCTTGCTATATCTACAAGGCGTTCATCATCTGCACCAATACTATTGATCACAGTTTCATAAGCTTGAATTGTCACTCTTTGCTTAAGTCTTCCACTATCAAGAATGTACATAATTCCTCCTAAATTAGATTACGGCTGTGCATTCCTACTATGGCAGATATCAATTTATTTAAGTATGCATTATTATAAGTTGAAGAATGTAAGCGATTAGCATACATATCATTAGCCACAGCTAACACAGCTAATGAAATTTCTTCATTTTTATCCATGATTTCATCTGTTAATGCGGCATAATTTTTTACATAAGATTTCGCCGCATCTAAGTAGTTTTGTAAGTTCACATCCCCGTCAAATTCTCTTACATCTTCAAGCCTCGCATACTTAACAAAATCATCAACACTTAACTCGCTTACTTTCATTTTTCTCTGTCTTTGTCCCCTTTACTTCTTCGATGTACTTAGCATTAAAAAGGTCAGAGAGTACAGCTTCGTTAGCACACTCTCTGACTTCTCCTTTGTACATAGAAAGCTCAGCTCCAGCAAAAGACACTAACGCTTTCACTTTCATACAAGACTCCTTTTAGGCCATTACAAGGCACGCAATCATCTGTGCATTTGTAATCTTTGCATCAAACTCCACAAATCCTAAGATACCGATTGCATGTTGTTCTGCATACTTTTCTCTAAGCACATTGATATTGATATCTTCTGATACTTTAACTGTAAGTCCTCGCATATCTCCATAGTAGATTGCTCTGTTTCCAGTTGCCATCTTTGGCATATTATCAGATACATATACCGACTTTCCTAGTAGAGAAATTCCAAAAGGCTTTGTTACATCATCTTGCAGCAGATATCTTCCGTTGTTATCTTTAAGCAACCTAAGTGCTGTCATTGTCTCACTATGCATGATAAAAATAGAGTCGTTCTGATATACCGACTTCACTTTATCTTTAAGCTTGATGATATCGTCCATTGTAATTGCTGTTGCAGATGCAGCAGTAGTAGTATTTGTAAGATCCGAAAGCCCTGTTGCCTTTGACACAGTTCCGACCAAACATTCGTGCTCTAAAAATGATGCAATTGCAATTGACATCTGATTAACTACCTCGTTTACAATATCAAAATCAGAATTGTTGATTACTGATTTTGATACCAGGGCTAAAGTTCGGCCCAAAAACTCATTCAACTCTACACTCTTAAATTGCCCAACATTACTATCTGCGTTAGTAAATTCATCTGCGTACTCCATCTTGATGCTTGTAGTACTTTCATCATAATAAGGTACAAGTAACTTTCCTCGCACATTATATCGTGTCGCACGCTCAAAAACTGGAGAAATATCCCTGACTTTTGCAATAATTTGATTTGCAATAGTAGTTGGAATCACAGCTCCATTGTCCCCAAAAGTTAAATTATTTGCACGCTGTTCTGACATAACGCCGCGAATAAAGTTCGCAAAAGCCCTTGTTTCCATCTGAGCGGTATCCTCACCTCTTGCCTCTCCTGCCTCGGCTGTAACGGTATTTGCGAGCTTACTCGCCCTTTGTAGAGCTTCAATTGTATCATCAAGTCCCCGGATTTCAGTTTCGGTTGATTGAAAATCGTTCATCTCTTCTTCATTCATCGCTCGTTTTTCAGTTTCTACAAGAGAAGTAATTTTCTCCATCTTCTCAATCAATTCTGCTCTTTTTTCTAACAATTCCTTAAGCATGTATTTTTTTTCCTTTCTCTTTTAACTTATTGACAACAGCACGATATTCTTTTAGCTTTCTCATTGCTGCATCATTAAAAAACATATTCTTCGTAAAGATATCATCAACCATACTACGATACTCTACTACTGTGCGACTCTCTCCTCTGACCTCTACACTAGTTCCAGTGTAAATCGGAGTGAAAGATCCAGCTATAATAGATACTTCTTCAAGATTAATTTTCTTAATATGTCGTCTTGGGATATCTGTATCAACCCGTTGCTCAATTTCATCCTCTAGTACTTGAAAACCAAACGACCATCCTTTTAACCTTCCGCTGCGTGCCAAATCAACTACTTCTGGATCAACTACCCACGCTGTAGCAAAAAGACCAATTTTATCTTCATTCAGTGTAAGTGTATTTTCGCTCACACTTGCTAATTCTCTATCAGTATTGTGATTCAGATACATTTTTACATCTTCAGCTCTTACTAACGCATCCGCAAATGTCCCTGGCTCGATGCACTCAACAAATATTCCTGAATTTGTTCCAATTTCTTTTGAATCTCTAGCGACAGCATTTACATAACCGCTAATGAGCACTCCGTCGCTTCTAATTTCTATCTGCAATTTTCTCCTCCTTTCAATCTATGTAACATCTTTTTGAATTTGGTTTGTATTCGGCGTATAAATAGTATTGCTTTGTGGATCATATAAAACTTGATTGAGCCCTAATGTCACCCATTTAAACCCTAGTGGCTCCATATCTTCCATTTTTCTTACTTCATCAATTTGTAAGAAATTTTTATCAAGACCAATTTTATATGCCTCATATCGTTCTGTGATTGTTCCTCTAGTCATTTCTTTTGTATCGAAAGCAAAATAATACTTTTGATGCTTTTCTCTCTCTAAAAGCAAATCTCTGTCAAGACTGCATTCGATTGCTGTCAGTAAAGGTGTAACAGTGAACTTGATTAAGTTACTATAATCTTCTTTTGTCGGCGTACCATTAATAAAATTTTTAGGAATACCAAACAGCTTCCCCAGCTCTTCAGCATTAGCCTTTTTGTTTTGAGCAAGTTGCATCTCCACACTCGTATTTGATGACTCTTGAAAATTAATCCCTTTATTTAGAACCATTACATTTTCGTCATTATTAGCATACAAGCGTCTAAATGCTGCTTTAAGTCCAGCCATTGCCTCTTCAGTAAGTCGACTATCCGATGTTAAAAACCCCCTCTTGTTCCCCCCTTTCCTGACTAGTCTATCTTCATACAGTAGTGAGTTTTTCACCACACTAGCAATAATGCTGTTTGTGTTATTCATTCGAGCACTTCCATACCCTGTTTTAGTGTGCCTGAAAACTTTAAAGAATTCATAGTTTTCAAACCATTTCCCATCTACTAAAATCACATACGACTTAAATATCTTGTCTACATTGTGCTGTATAGAGATACTTCTTTCATCAACATAGTGTAAACTCTCAATTTGATTTCCTTTGCGATTGATATATGCAAAAGCTCCTATTCCAAGAAAATAGTCTTCAATAATTGCTCGCCAAAAGTCAACCGCACTCAGTGTATCTCCTGTGTCTCGATTCAGTAAATCTAATCTTTTGTCATACTCTTTTTCTTCTACTTTTCCACCTTTTAATCTATAAAGTTTAATAGGCAAGCCACTTACAATTCCAGAAAGCAAATCAATGCACAAGCGTACTGTAGGGATTTGTAAAAGGTCATCTCTAGTAATAACATTTTGATTGATAATTGCCGTGAGTAAGGCTTCGTCAGCTATATTATCTATAGCTATAGGCTCTGCTCTACTCTCTTTTTTTCTCCAAAAGAATTTCATAACATCTCCTTCTCTAATACTGAACTGTGAAGTCTTCTCCTCCCCATAGCATCTGCTGCTCTAGCAAATAAATTGCATTAATAAGTGATACCACCATATCCACTTTCCCATTTGATTTCTTCTTGTTTACATATTTATTCAAGTTTGTATCTTCTGTACATCTTGCATTTTGAAAGTTAATTTCAAGCAACTTATTTGGATCATACTCAAACCTTTTACTCAAGACACATTCTTTAAGTAGTTTCGTTGGAGAATGTAGCACGCTCGAATGCTGTTTGATTTCAACACACTCAAGGCCTTCACTCTCTAGCTTTTGCACAGTGCTAATTGCGTTATATCGATCATACCCAACTTGCACGATATTTACTCCATAACGACCTGTTAAACTTAAAATAAAAGATTCTACAAAGCAATAATCTATCACTTCATCTCCACATTCAAAGCATACACCACTGTTAATCATTCCCTGGTAATTTACATTCTCTCTCTGGCTCTTAATCTCTTTTTTATCATGTGGAATAAAAGCGAAAACTTTAGCATGTATCTTTCCATCTACTTCTGTAACCATTGCAACAGATGTGTTATCATCTGTTTGTGATAAATCAAGCCCGATCCAAACTTCTCTGTCTTTCCACCATGAATCACAATTTTCCGAAGTATCTAGCTTTTTGCACTCTCTAACTTTTGTGATTTCGATATAGCCTTCTACCCCAAGGCCTTTATAAAGAATGTTGTTATGCTTGCAAAGATAATTTTCTCTCTTGTTTTCATACAAAATTGCCATTGTGCGCTTCTTCTTTATGTTATCAAAGATGTAATCATGAGAAATTGCAACTGGATTAGACTGATAAATAATATTATCTTCTGTCTGCCATTGATCGTTTGGAAGGTATTTTGCATCTGGCTCAAAAAGTAAAGCAAAAGTTCTTTGCTCGTCTATAAGGCCATCAAGACTTTTTTTAGCAATATCAATTTCATCTAGCATTACATTGTTGTCTCTTGGATACTGTGTACTGATAATAATTCCAAGCTTATTTTTAATTGTAATTTGTGATGATCTCATTGCTTCAACTGGATACTCATCCAATGCCCCTGCTTCATCAGCCAAAAAAGCGTTTGCTAGCTTACCATCCATTCGATCTTGACTGTAAGCTAATGGTGTGTACTCTGACTCATTTAATTTGCAAACAATTTGCTTTCTCAAAAGTTTGAAACGATCAACTAAAACGGGACTAACTTTAATAATTTTCTTTATTGCAATTTGTAACTCACTTGAAAGAGATAGGTCTGGTGCTACACTAAAAAACCTTGAAAATTTCGGCTCTAGTAGAAGTAAAAGAATGAAAATTACAGCTGAATTAAAAGTTTTAAAGTTCTTTCGAGCAATTTCAAGAAGCAAATTCTCATAGAATCTGCACTCTTTTCCGTTTTGATCTGTTGTTTTTGTGCAAAAGACTGCCGTTATCATCAACTCTGCATAATCTTCAAGCCCTTCGCTCATCGTGCAACCAAGGTCAGGATGTATCATTAACTTTAAAATCCTTGTTATTTTTTTGTGCATTTTCAAATCAAACCATACATCATCTTTTTTACCATCAACAATGTCTATCCACGCACTACACTGTTTCTTCACATACTCTCCAATTTTTTCATTTTGTGGGTCTATACACCAATTGGCATACTCGTATGCTTTAGTCATCGCTAAGAGCCTCTAAAAGTGCATCTGCTTTATTATCTTGTCGTGGTGGAATTGTTCTTAATGCTGATGCAACTGTCATTCCATTTTCTTTTTCTATATCCAGACACATTTTCCGCTTTGCTTGAAGTTGAGTATCACTTTTTGCCATCATAGCTAAAATTTTTGAAATTTCTTTAGAATATTGCAAAGTGAAATTAGCTTTGTCAGCAGATGGCATTTCTTTTAATGCCTCTTTCACTTGTTCTCGAAGCTCTACGAGCATCTTCGAGTGCTCTACATTCCTTTCATTCAGTTCATAACACTCTGCTTGTAGCAAGCAATAGCGATTGATTGTGCTTTCAAAAAGAGCGTCATTTTTACCCATCACTTTAAAAAGTGCGGCCACTCTCTTAAACTCACTATGTGCATATCCATTTGACTTCACTTCTGCTCGCTCTTTAAAAGCTTTTCCAGTCAGCAAACTCTTTTCTAATTTTTCACGATCTGTTAGCTCTTTCTTTGAGCGATGACTTTTTCCTTCTGCTTTTAAAATAGCAACGCTTTTAGGCGGTGTTGGCATTTTGCTCCTTTCTCCCATCTCCATTTAAAACTGATAGGGGCTTTTTTTATTTTTTGAGGGGGGCAGTCGGGGATAAGCGTAGAGAAAATAAAGCACTTCACAAGGCTGGGGGGGAGTCTGCACTTCCTTCAGTCTTGACCAGTGCTCTTATATCTTTTCTGCTGATTTTTCCTTTTTCCGCTTGCTCATGGTGATATCTACACAATGTAATAAGATTGCTAGGCTCAAGGGCTAATTCTCTATCTTCTACTAATGGCACTATATGATGGACCTCTAACTTAGTGAGATTGATATGTCCTTCGTTTTTTAAGCACCATTGACACATATATCCGTCTCTTTCTTTGATTGCCACAGACATCTTTCTCCACGCTGATGTATGTCTGAACTTTCTCGCTTCAGTCTCTTTGTTGTATTTAACAGGCTTATGACCACAATCAAACTTTGTATCATGTACCCGATTGCAATACTGACACGCCCTTAAAATTTTGCTATCCCCCCTTGCTTTTGAACAATAAGAAAAGCACCCTATTGCTAGAGTGCTTTCTATACTTCGCTATTCGCTTTCCTTGATGAACTCTTCCATCATTCTCGCTAACTGCCCTGCTTGGCTAACGCCTTGCTTTTCACAAGCCTGTGCAAACCTCTCTACGACCTCCCGCTTCAGCTTATAGGTCTTGGACATCCAACCAGCTTTCGCCTCATACTTTCTTGTTGCCTTTGATTGTGCCGTTGCCATTACCTTCTCCTTTTGTTGTCTAAGTATTTTGTGATAAGATACCAAAATCCTCTGCCTAAGCTTGCAACAATGATTACAATGCCTGCGATTTGCATAACTTTAGCAACTACTTTTAATACTTCAATTAACATCTTTACTCGAATGGGTTCTTGTGTTATTCTTTTTAGAGAGGGACTTGTCACCAGCAAGCCCCATTCTAGCTAGAACATCAGGTCAATTAACTTACCCAGTATATGAACCAGTGTTCCAGTTGCAACTCCTATCAAAATCTGTTTAACAATAGGATTGATTTTGATGGGAGTCTTTTTATTTCTCTTCTTTCGAGAACTTCGTTTCCCCATTCTGTTCACCTCCTTTCTACTCTTATATTATAATATATCGTGTCCGATATGTCAATATAATTTCGAAAATTTGTGAACAAAATACACTAAATACTTTTATTATAACTATTAAAAAGCACCTAAACGCAAAACTGCATTTAGATGCTTTTCCAGGAACTGTTACTAAGTTATGACTCGTTGAAAGGACTAATCTTTGTTTGATTTGTAGATTTCTTTTATGGCAAAGACATTACTTCGTCTGCAGTGCCTTTGCCTAGGAGGAGAAATCACAAACCTGTAAGAAAAGATTGCAAGTTGCAAGTTTCAAAACACGCCATGCTACGGAGGCTATGTACAGTGTTTACGAGAAATCCTTGTTCCTCAATTATCATTATATCAGGACAAAACGGACATTCAGGACATTTCATAAAAAAGTTTAATTTTTTTTCAAAAACCGTTCAACTTTCTTTCTAACACTGTCCCCAGTATGATTTTTCCCAAGCTGATCAGCTACGGCCCACCACGAAAGTTTTTCAAAAAACCGCAATCGGATGATTCTCTGCATTTGCAAGGGTGCACTTGGCAACCACACTTCCACGACATTCTTTAATTCCTGTGCAGATTCCATTTGGGTTTGTAATATTTTCTCCTGCTTTTCAATCTCCCCTAACTGGCTAACTAAACCTTGGATCTTAAAAGATTTTGCCTCAAAGGGAAAATCCGGGTTACTCCCAGTCACTCGATCGGTCTGTAACTCTTCTTGCTTTTTCTTCAACATCTGAATTCTTTGTTCTGTCTCAGTAACCAATGCACAAGCGTCAATATACTCCACTAAGATATCTTTATCCATTTAGCCCACCCCTTACTTTTCGAATTCTTTATTTTTCCACCTCTCTATATGCTCTCAAAAGCTCCCTACAATTGCTTTTAGCTCATCCTATGTGCATCAGCGTTTGAATTTTAGTGTCTTTTACTTCTTCCCTATCTGCTCAAAAACTTCACGATGGAATTATAAATTGCCATATCATCTTGTTCGACTATAGTAATCTCCCCTCCTTCGCTATCGCAATTGACAACTTCGTATGTCTCAAGCAATTTTGCACAGACCTCAAGCGATGTCATCATAGCAACCTCATTAACTGTTGCCAACTTTTCCTTGATGAGGATTTGCCTTACTGACTTCTCCATACCAATATAGTGCATCTTTTGGTCCAATGTCCTTGCATCCATCGTTCTCCCCTCCTTTTCGTCCAGCATCTCTCTTTCTTGCTCCTATAATCTCCGGCAGCAGTATTTTTGCCACTTCCTGCACCGATGTTACTACATATGCCCTCCCCCCGGCTTCTCTAATAGCCTTGATTGTCTGTTCCTGTATCTTACTGAGTATTCCGATAAAAGGACGCTTCACCTCAAAACCATAATATCTGCCGTTTACGATGCAAGTAATATCTGGTATTCCCTGCCTTGAGTACGGACCTGCCGCTTCTTTCCATACAATGCTTCTTTTTACATTTGCATCTATCCAATCCATTATTTTTCTTTGGAAATAGCTTTCCTTTGGCATATGTTCTCTGATATAGCTTTCTGCCTCTTTTCGCCCCTTGAGTGCAGGATGGCACTCAAGGGTATAATCTATAAGTTCATCATAAGAGGCAAACTTCGTATAATCCAGTTTGCCATGGCTGTGATAGATTCGACTTAGAGCTTCGCTTGCCGTTGGATCCAGATAACCTTCTTTATTTCTCATCACTCTTCCCCCTTTTGTATTCAGTATAAACAGGGCAGTCATGACAGCTAATATCAAGTTTAATACATTTATCTTGCCGAATTAAGCAGAGCCACTGTATTTGATTGCCGCCTTTCTCTCTTTCCTTATCCCTCATCTGTGTCAGTACATCCATCATACTCATCTTGTCTCTCCTGTCTTAAAAACCGATATCTTTCTTCATATGGAGCATATAAATCCATTACTTTTTGTCGCATCTTTTCCACTCGCAAAAGAAAGCCGTCCACATCATATTCCTTAGCTAAGCATCGCCCTAGTCTTTTAGATTCTCCCTCTGAACTGATTTTATCGACTAAGTCTTGTATTTCATTATGTACCGCCCTGCCGTCCTCGTCATTGATAAAGTGCAAATCCTCATTTATGATTTTATCCATGATCTGTTCTGCCAAAACTTTGATATCTGTTTTGAGCTTATCGTATGCTTTTTTATACTTGGTTTTCAAATCCTCTATCGGAACGCACTCTTTATTCTTTTTAAGCTTGGCAACAAGTCCTTTCAGGTCGTCAATCTGCCTTTGAACATCCATCTTTCCACCTCCAAATCCTTACACCTTTTTGAGAACCTTACACCTGTGAAAATTTTAGGTGTAAGGAAAAAATGGCTTAAATACGCCGTTTGCAGGCAATCCTTACACCTAACACCTAATTTTTGAATACACACCTTGTTTTTTTTGTAAGTAGAGGAAATTGGAGTATCACTTCCATTAAAAAGCTGATAGGTATATAAATAGGTGTAAGATGTGTAATAGGTGTAAGGATGTATAAGAAAGCCTTTATTTAAGCCATTTTCAGGCACTCGCAAACCTTACACCTAACCTTACACCTAAATCGACTTTGCAATTAGGTGTAAGGTTTTGACTGTCATTTTGTATATTTTTTACTCTATTATCATTATTTTATTGTGAAAAACATCAGTCACCAAATTGCAACACTTTCAATGCAAAATGGATAATTGGAAGAATTTGGTGACAAGCTCTTTTTAATCGAATGGCAGTTCCATCTGCTCACTTTCCGACACCTTTCTCCATTCTGTTTCTGTCTTCTCAGATGCTCCAGGATCGTTTTCTTTTACAAGTTTGCCCAAATGGAACTCTACAAATCGGCAACTCCTGTTATTAAACCACTTAATGACTGAATTTTTGGAAGTTCCATCCTTTGATGTACTCATTCCAATGAGTTCCTTGTCTGCAAGATACTTCATCGTCTTTCGTGACGAGTATCCCGCTTTTGTCAGTGCTTGTGACAGCATTGACGGAAAAATATAGGCGTTTTGATCCTGTATCATTCCAAGACAAGTTCCATACGCCTTTTCTCCGAAGCTGTCCTTGTTCGACAGGATCCAGTCTACAATGTATTGTGTTGCATTCTCATTGACATCACCCACATCAGCATCCATCTGCTCCTTCAGTATGTTTCTTGCCATCTCTTTGGCTCTCTCCCATGATTCAGGAGCTATCTCAAGCAACTCAGGATTGTCTTTTGCTGCCTTAGTGTCAAATTCTCCGGATTCATAGCGTTGAAGCCACTCCGTGCGTTCAAACAGCCATGTATCAATGATTGCATCCGTCAGTGCCACCGCCGCAATTCCTGCGATATGTGAACCGCTTTTTCCTTTGCTGAGCTGATAGACAAACTGCATCATCTCATCATATTTTAGAGCAATACTCTTTTCATCTGTGTGCATCAGCATTCCGATGTACGCCGGTCCTGCCCAGCCACAGTTCATCACAGATTGCTGATGCATGAGGGATGCTTCTCTCTCATCGTCAAACGGTCCTCCATAAATCTCAAGCACACGAGTGCTGACACCTGTCTGGCTGGTCTCTGTAGATAGAGGCTCTTCACCTGTGGCAAGTGCAACAGTACGCCATGTCTGCATAGCCTGTATTCCACCGTTCTTTGCTCCTCGGATCTTTCCTGTACCGCTGGCAATCATGTAGACGATCTTCTCCAAACTGTTTTGGTTGTTCCCAGCAAGCTGCCTTTCATCAATGCCAAGTGGCAGATCGCAGTAAAAGCTTGCCGTTCTTTCCAGTCCCACTTGTGTGGCGTTGAAATTGACCATGAGCCTTTCCGGATCTCCCCATGCGGACAGTGCAGCCTTCAGTGCTGAGGTCTTTCCGCCCTTAGAACCGCCCCAGTTGTAAATAAAAAAGATACGCTGTTTAATGATTCTAAGCAGTGGAGCTGTGAATCCGCCTGCTAGGATAAATCGGAACTTGTCTCTTTGTCTGTGAGGGCGTATCATATCCAGCCACCCCTTCATCGTTCCATTTTGACAGTAGGCAGCAGCCAAGGCTCTTTGGGATGGATCAATATCCAAGACGATATCGGTATCATGTCCAGGTATAAATCTATTACCTTCCTGCCATCCGAATGTAGATGTAGAGTCAGCCTTTTTTATGATGTCTATGTTCTCCGCCTCAAGTGCAGCTAAAAACTTAACCACCTGTTTTGCATTCTCCGAAGTAACCGTACAGCCAAGATCTGCCAGTGCAGTGATTCCCCTAGCAGTGAATATAGTGCTTCTTGGATATATTGCTCTGTGCCACTGTCCGTCCCTTTTAAATGCCACCTCCATCTTTTCTTCTCCGGTCTCCATACTGTGAAGTCTCTGGGTGAGGATGATGGGTGTTCTGCATACCAGAACAGGGGCATATTTCTTCTCATCTATGCGACTGATTCCTTTATCTGAATAAATCCATCCTTCCGGTTGGCGGAGATTCACCGGTGCTCCCTTGATGGATTCCAGTATGACATCTAATTCTGAAAGGTCTATTTCTTCTGCGCTTGCTAGGAGCTTCTGGATCTTGGCCGCTCCGTCTTCTTTTCCAAATTTGATGAAAACGTCGCTCGGATCCTTGATTCCGCCCAGTGTGCTACAGCTGAATTTGTAAACCTTGCCAATGAATCCACCGTCCCGGAGTCCCTGGATGACTTTTCGCATGAACGTCTCGCCGCCCTGGTCAGGTTCCTGGTGAATGTATAACTTTAAGTCCTGGAGCTGGTCGCTCATGTTCGGCTTGAACATGGAGGCTCCCGGTATTCCAAGTGTACTTATTCCCATGTACCACATACTCTGACTGTCTGACTCACCTTCAACCAACACCACATATCCTGCATTGCGAATTTGCTCCAGCTTCCATTCTCCATACATACAGATGTCTTTACTGGCTCCATACTTCCATCTGAATTGCTTGCCTCCGTATCTCTTTCTATATGTTACTTCATCAAAGTTTTCATTAAAGTATGGGATATATAAATATTGAACTCCCTGTTTGTCCCTTTTCGTCTGTAGGCAACATTGTTCTTTCAAGAACTCTTCAGGGAGTCTTTTTTCAAGTGCATACTGTGCTACGCTATATGATAACAGACTCCCCTCAGACTTCTTATCTTCTTCAGACTTGTAAGCTCCATATTGCTTTAATATGGCTTTATAAGCTTCTTTAGTATCGATACCGTTCA